TTATGCTCTGTCATCATAGATAGATATTCTTTAGCAGTTGGGGTAATTTTTATAGGAATTATCATGTCATTACTTATTCCATCTCTTTAAACCCAAAGTCAGAACATACATACTTTGTATTACCAACCAACATTTGGTCACCAACACTTGTAGACCGACAACCATCTTTAGGAAACATAGCAGTAACTTGTTCGTTGTTCCACCAAGCATTAGTTATTGAGTTTGTTAACATAAAAGCCATCTCACATTTGTCTAGGTCTGTCAAGTTTTTATCGACAGAAACCGTAGCAACTGTATATGGTACATCTTCAAAAGCAGAGTGTATAACTACAACTTGGTCTTTTAATACCATCTTGTCATAGTTTTGCATTAGTGCGTCATTCATAATATATCTTTTCTCCTCACATTACTTATAACACTACCATGATTCGTTAGCAATGTCAAGACGCTATCTACGTTTTTTTTCTAATTCGTTTGCAATCCATTGTCTACCAAGAGTATTCTGAACTTTACTTTTTGCTAAATGCATAACCTGTTTATAGACTTTACCAAACACTTCTTCATCAGCATCATTGTTATCCACAACAACAAAGTTTCGTCTAAAAAGTTGACTAAACTTACCTATATTTTGTTGAACGTCATTCCAAGATTTAACAACAAGAGATTCTGGAACACTACGTGCTCTTTTGGAATTTCTTTCTAAAGCAGTATCTAAGGAAGTGTTGACAAATATCATATGAGTATCATATCCTAGTTGTTGTAACTCTCTAGACTGATATGCAATCTTTTCATAGTCTTTTCCTGTACCATCAATAATAAGTCCAAGTCTACCATCGACATAACTTTTTTGTCGTGCTTTTGTTAACTTCTTTGCACGACCTCTTGCAACATCTCTTGGTGCTTCCTCTTCTGGGGGCATTTTTAGAGAAAGACCAGCATCCTTGAGAAGTTTTTCAAATGCATCATCTGAATTAACAATTTTCATACCTAGACCACCTGTGGTGCGTCTGACAACGTATGATTTACCGCTGCCAGGCCCACCAGCTAGAAAGAAGGCTTTAAGTATGTTGGGATCGTAGACCCCTTCCTGTAGTTCGCTGAATGTTTTCATGTTTGATACCCTCTATAGTTTTCAGTAAGTATTTATCATTTATCGTCATTGGTTCAATTCTCCTATCTCTATTTGTAAAGTTTAATTTTTTCAATTTCTGTGAAGTTTTGCTTTTTGCCATTTGATGACCATCCTTTTATGAGATTTGTTATTAACATGATAAGAATTATATAACTACAGAGTGCTCCTTTCTTATACTTGATAGACTCTAGGTGAGCCAGATTTCTTTGGTTCTTGTCCTGATGCTTTACTTTCCAACTCAATTGGATTCGAGTCTTTCGTTGCTTGTAAAGATATCAGATGTGTTCTAGTGGTATTTGAAAATGTGTGTCTAAGTTTACTAATTAAGTATCTACCTGACTGTTGTTTAGATTTACCAACATTTTCATGGTCTATGCCTGCTACTGGAATACTAAGATCAATTACTTGACCTACTGCTACAGCTGTGTTTCCATTTATAGTCATGTTCACCACCATACCAGTATTTAGTTCATGTATTCTTTGTTGCCTTTGCAATAACCATTTATCTGCTTTATTTGACGCATAATTTGGATTTGTTTCATCTTGTCCTCTTTCCTGCTGTCTTCGTGCAATTTCAGCTTGAGCTAAACGACTATCTACACCCTGCTTCACTAAATCTGATACTGTCTCTGGATTTTCTTCCATGTATTGTGCATCAATATCATCAACTGTTGTACTGGTTGGATGAACATGAATCCTTGCATCAGTAAAACTTCCTACTGTATTATTCTGGTCATCTATTATTACACGATTATACTTTGTAGGAGCATACATTTGTGTATTACCCTCTAGTCTTTCAAAATCATCGTGATTGTCAAAATATGAAAATATAGACTTAGTATATTTTTTATTGTAAATATCGTGCATGATTAACGTAGAGCCCAACATTCCACCATTTATATCTTGTAATGCATTATTTTTTTGTGGAGTTTGTAGTTCCAAGATTCTCTTAAATCCCTGAGCAATTTTACCACTTGATCCATCTGCTTCATATCTGTCTTCAAAACCTTTATCACCATAATGATACTGTCCTGATACACCTTCAGCATACAAACTCTGTAAACTTCTAAAATTAAATCCTCTTGTATTTTCAAAAAATAAAAAATGTGGAGAATTGTTATTGGATGCTATGGCTTCTTGAGAAAGGTTTTTAATTAAACTAAATGGGTGAAAATTTGGTGATACTATTTTTCTAACACCCAAAGATGGTTCTATAAATATATCTTTCTTTGTATTGATATATTTTGGGTCTGTTAATAAAGACAAAACAGTTGCACTTACAGTATCTTCAAAACTTTTTGAGACTCGTGTACGTTCATTTCTTAAAAGTTCTGGTGAACAAAGTTTAAGTTCAACTATTTCAGAATTAGTACTAGATTCTCTGTTACCAATTTCGTATACACAAAAAACATTTTCAGTGTAGTCAAAGTCTAAATCACTTTGTGCAAGGCCTGGCGTAAATATTTTAAAAGCTAAAAATTCTTGACCAATAATTGGCATGTTATCAACTAAATTATTTGTATCTGCAAATATGACACTACCTGTCATGGTAGACTTAAATATATCTTCAAATAAATTTATTTCAACAATAATATTAGTTATATCAGCTTGTACTCCCGCTGAAGATATCAATTCACATCTTTGTAATTGAAATTCACCTGCAAACTGGACTTCATTTTGTGACATTAAATACTCGATTCATTCATCAAATTTTTATACTCTTCTATTACTGATGGTATGTATCTTGGGTCAAGTAAACGTATTTGTCTTTTTTGGTCTTGCAATCTTTGTTCATACTCATAGTTAGTTACAATTGATGCACCTACATTTTCTCCAGTGTTACTTGGAACTTCAATTGTCACTGAAGTATCACCAGAAGTTTGTGCAATCTCATAGTGATGTACACCACTAGGATTTGGATCACCATCAGAGTCAACATATTTTTGATTTATGTATGAGTTAAATTGTGGTGTTGACATTGGCCAATCGTGATAACGATCAATCACATCATTTACCAGCATAACAACCCAATGAAGTTCACTATCTCCATATAATTTATGTGCTATAATTTCTGGAGTTTCACCTTCTCTTACAGAATAAGTATCAAACAAAAGAGTATTTGTTCTAACTTTGTTTCTAATTCCAACTCTACGCAAAAGGTTTGTAACTACTTTTGGATTTTTATTATCGTATGAATCGTAAAATATTTTAGGAATGTTATCGAAATACATTATTAAAATCCTTCGTGTATTTTTTCTCTAGTGATAAGTTCTAGTTCAGAGAAAGATAAACTAATTGTAGTTTCAATTGGAGGTGCTCCATCTCCATCAATACCCTCATGGGTCTTATAGCTATCTCCACCATATGACACATTCATATTTGTTAAAACACACTCTGATATTTTATTGATAAATTGATTCTCAGCACCATTCCACATATATTCTATGTCAAAAGTATTGGGAACAATTAGTTTTCTACCAGACAAATTACCACCTTCAAATTCAGGCATCATAGATGATTTAAATGCAAAAATAATATTTCTAATCTCTTCCGCTTCTCTTTGACTTTTTGGTATCATTTTAAATTCATACTCAAATTTTCTTTTGTCAATTCCTTTAAACGCAAGTTCCATACGATCAGATAACACAACACCACTTTTCATTTCGGAAGCTGCCTTTAATCCAGCCAGGCCAGGAAGAGCTCCAGCTGTTGTTAACATCATTGCAGCCAAACTATTTGCAACTTCAGGCGACATTCCACCAATTTCGTTAAAACCAGCCCTCATATTACCCTGAGCAAATTGTTCATATGCTTGCAGTGCTGCTTCAGTAACAGCTCCAATTTCTGTGTCTGTGTATTGAGCACCATAACTAGTAGTAACTGATGCTGGCATATACATTGCAATTGCAGTTGTCATACGTTTTGTTGGAGCTCTCTTAACAGCAACTGTAGTTTTATTTTTTATATACCAATTTGTAAGACCAGTTGATCCCATTGCCTGCATTTGGCCAGGCGACATCCCTGATTTTTCTGCCTCAGTTGTAACGTGATCTAAGTTTAAATTGTCCCTAGTTCCTGTAGTATTTGCTTTATTGGTATAATTACCATTAGCATTTAGAAGTTTTATAAAGTCTGGAATATTAACATCAATCTTAATTCCTCTCCCGCCTGAGAAACCAGATTTTCCACCAAAATCTAATGTTGCATTCTGTTGCTGATTTATATAGAACATCATATAATGTCCTTGGTTACCCAAGCCAGGCCCAGATTCTACATCCAAGGGAAAAGTATAATTTTTACTGTTAGCCATAGGTTCAAGTGATCTAAAATCATGTGTATTTGATCCACCAGAACCCCTACCTGTGTTGTATGACATATTCACGCCAGGCAGTTTACTAGAAACATTTCGTAATGCAGATGAAGCTATTTGAGTGGCTACACCTCTGATAAAATTATTGAGCATATAAATAGTCCTATAATGTTTTAATTATTTATAAGAAAAGTTAATGGCATATCGTGGTAAATATCATCCTACTAACCCTAAAAAATATAGGGGCAATCCATCACAAGTAATCTATAGATCATTGTGGGAGCGTAAACTCATGGTTTATTGTGATAACAATGATAATGTTTTAGAATGGGGTAGTGAAGAAATTATTATACCATATGTTTCGCCATGGGATAACAGAGTTCACAGATACTTTCCAGACTTCTACATGAAAGTCAAACAAGCAAATGGAAAAACTAAAAAGTTTATCATTGAAGTAAAACCAAAGTATCAGTGTAAATCCCCACCATCTAATCCAAAAAGAAAAACAAAAAGATGGTTTAATGAAGTAAAGACCTACACTATAAATCAAGCTAAATGGAAATCTGCAAATGAGTTTTGTTTAGACAATGGCATGGAATTTAAAATTTTAACTGAAGACCATCTAAATCCAAAGTATAAATAATACATGGCACAAAGTAAATTTATACAAAACGTAGTTAAAGATGCTGGTGGTAGACCAAAATCTACCCAATGGTATCGTGATAAAATAAAAGAATTTGGTAAGCCAGGAGCCATGGATTTAATTCGTGATGGTAAACAATCTCGTACACCACACTATGGTAGAATGAATATGTTTTTCTATGATCCTAAAGGTAGAAAGACACTACCATACTATGATACATTTCCTTTGGTATTACCAATAGAAAGTTATCCAGATGGATTTTTGGGTATTAACTTTCACTATTTGCCTATGGGTCTACGATTGAAATTGTTAGATCGTATAGTAGACTTTAGTAGTAATACTAAGTTTGATGAAAGCACTGTAATTGATGCAAACTATTCACAACTTAAAAACATAAGAGAAATTAAACCAACACTCAAAAGGTATTTGGCTGGAAGAGTTAAGACAAGATTTCGTAGAGTTGATGCGGATGAATTTACAGTTGCTGCACTATTACCCATTGCAAGATGGAAAAATGGCACTCAACAAGATGTTTACAAAGATAGTAGAAAGATGATCTAATGGCATTTACTTTAAGTTCAATACTAGAAACTACAGCATACACATTTTTAAATCAAGCAATTGCACAGTACCATTCAGATGAGGGTCTTGCAAAAAACAATCGTTGGGAAATACTTATATCTCCCCCATCAGGGAGTGTTTTAACAAACCGTTTTGGCCCAATAATGAATGCAAACACTGGAGCTGGGATTACAGAAAGTCTTGGACTTATGTGTGAATCATTTTCCTTTCCAGGCAGAAACTTAGAAAGTTCACCAGACACAAATATATATGGGCCTACAAGAGAAGTGGTAAACGGTTACAGTTTTGGAGATGTATCTTCTACTTGGAGATTATCTTCTGATATGAGAGAAAGACAATTCTTTGATACATGGCAAAGACTTGCATATAACCCTGACAATTTTTCAATAGGATATTATCACGATTATATTGGAGAAATAAGAATTTTTCAATTAGATGAAAAAAATAGAAGAAGATTTGGAATGAAATTATTAGAGGTTTTTCCAAAAACAGTTGATCAAATGGCAACAACTCAGGGTGCTGGTGATTTACAAAGAGTTACCGTAACTTGGGCTTATAGATTTTGGGTATCTTTAGCAGATGAGGCAGACCAACCAAAACCTATACAAGATACACTAGGAGATATTTTTATCAATACTGTGGCAAGAAATATAAACAATAATATACCAGCATTACTAAACAAACTATTCTAATAGTGACATTTATAATATTATAGAGGATGAAAATATTATGGCATTACCTAAACTTAATACACCAACGCACCAACTAGAATTACCATCTACAGGTGAAAAAATAAAATACAGACCATTTTTAGTCAAAGAACAAAAACTATTAATGTTTGCTCAAGAAAGTGATGATGAAGATGCAATTGCTGATACTATTTTAAACATTATTGAATCTTGTACTGATGGTGAAATAGATGCAAAGATATTACCTGTCTTTGACATTGAGTATATATTCTTACAACTAAGAGCTAAGTCTGTTGGAGAAACAGCAAACATAAAAGTTAAATGTCCAGACGATGATAGCACTTATGTTGACAAGACAATAAAACTAGATGAAATTCATGTTCAAATGACTGCTGGTCACACAAATATTGTTAATCTCACTGATAAAATTAAAATGGTTTTAACATACCCAATCATGTCTGACATGAAAGGCGTAGACTTTAATGATGGAATTAGTGGTACATTTAATCTTATATCAAAATGTATAAATGAGATACATGATGGTGAGACTATTCACAACAGAGTTGATATGACTGACCAAGAATTAGATGAGTTTATTGATACTTTAGACACTCAACAGTTTGAGAATATCATGGAGTTTTTTAATACCATGCCAAAACTTAGACATATCGTTTCTGTAACTAATCCTAAAACAAAGAAAAAAGGTGAGGTAGTTTTGGAGGGCCTCGACAGTTTTTTAGTATAAGCCTTTCACATGATAACTTATATAATTATTATAAAACTAATTTTGCAATGATGCAACATCATAAATATTCATTAACAGAATTAGAAGATATGTTACCGTTTGAAAGGGAAGTTTACTTAGGACTACTAGAACAACATATTCGTGAGGAAAATGAGAGAATAGAAAAAGAAAATCAAAGATAGGAGACAAACCATGGCTGCACAGAAAAAGTTAGCTAAGGATTCTAAATATGCACATTTAGATGCAGATGGTGATGGTATTGTGACTGATGAGGAAATGATGATGGAAGAAAGATTGATTGAGCTAGAAGACAGACGTAGCGATATGGAGAATGAAGACAAGAAGCAGGATGCCCAGCGTAACATGGCTTGGTTTGCATTAAGTGGAATGTTATTATATCCGTTTGCAGTTGTGTTAGCAGTTCTAATAGATTTAGATACTGCTGCAAAAATTCTTGGAGATATGGCAGCAGTCTATTTTGTTTCAGTTGCTGCAATCGTCGCAGCATTCTATGGTAAGGAAGCAATTGCGCAGAAGAAAAAAGTTCCTGCGTCATCAGCACCAGTAAAAGATAGTAGGTAAAAAATATGGCTGAAGAACCTGTAAATAATAAAACCTTTAAAGATTTAATTGCTGAGCAAAAGAAGACCACTATTGCTGTTGAAAAATCAATGATGGATGCTGAACAACGTGCAGCGTTTGAAGCTGCAGAGAATGAAAAATTTGAGAAACGTAGTGAAGCTGCAAAAAGAGGTGCTGAAACAAGACAAGCAAACTTGTTGAAACAAAATAGCCCAGATAGTGCAAAAGGGAAAGAAGTTGCAACTGAAAGAAATACTTATCTGAGAAATACATTTAAAACATTTTTAGGTAAAGGTTCATCATTAGCTAAAGGTCTTAGTAGTATTGGTGAAGGACTGAAGGCAAAAGTCAAAGGTGGTTTAGAGGGAATATTTGCAGCTATAAAAGCAGGAGCATTTGTAGCATTCTTAGGTGGAGTAGTTGCATTCTTGAGAAGTGATACTTTTAAGATATTAAAAGATAAGTATCTTCCTATTATTGCTGACGGTTTACAATCCTTGGTTGATACCCTTAAATCAATAGCCAGTGGATTTTTTGAAACTGATCCAGATACAGGTAAAACAACATTCAGTGCAGTTGCAGGCTTAAGTAATATTCTGGAAATGATAAAAGATTCATTCTTAGGTTGGGTACAATCTCTCAAAGATGGATTTTATGATGAAGAAGGTAACTTCAGTTTAACTGCGGGAATAAAAAATCTTGCTGGAGATTTTGCAACAATACTAGCATCAATTACAGCATTTGGGCTTCTGTTAGCACCAAAATTGTTTTTCGGAACTTTATTTCAAATTGGAAAAGGTGGTGGTGGTCTAGCTATTAAAGCATTAAGTAAGACTGCAACATTATTTGGTTCAATTTTTACAAGTCTTACAGGATTTAATACTTCTTTAGCTGATACTGGTACAACAATGTCAAATAAAGTTGCCACTTCTAAAAAAACTGGTGTATTCAGAAGAGGTTTAGGTGGTATCACTGGTAGGTTTGGTAGATTATTTAAACTTTTAGGTAAAACAGGTCTGGCAGGTTTACTCATTGGAGCTGGTGTGGGTATGGCAACCCTACTGAAAGACACTAAAGTTTTCACAACAGTGGGTGACAGTTTTAAATCATTGTTTAGTGTTGTAGGAGACTTTGCAAAATCAATTACTAATGTTGCTTCTAAGGCAACTGCAAAGGTTGCTTCAGTAGTTACAGGTGCGTTAGACACTATTAAGAACATAGGTAAAAAACCAATAACCACAAGTAGTGTTGCTCCTAAAAAATCTATAAATATTACTAAAAAACAATTAGATGCTCTTCGTGGAACTGGTGAATTTGCACTTAATCCAAAGCTGGCAGCTGGAGCTAGTCAAAAAGTTGCAACAGAGGTAATTCAAAAAAGTTTGGTCAAAAGTGCATTGAAAAAACTACCTCTCATTTCTTTAGTATTTGGATCAGGATTTGCAATAGATAGAGCTCTTAAAGGTGAATATGGTAAAGCTATGCTAGAGTTTGCAAGTGGTGTTGCTGGAATATTTCCTGGCCCTGGCACTGCTGCATCTGTTGCAATAGACGCTGGATTACTAGCAGATGACTTAGGTATTAGTGTTGAAGAAGCTAAAAAAATGATACTTGCAAATGGTGGTAAAGTTAAAGAAGCACAAGTAAGACCTTCAGAAACCTCTAGTGATACTATAGACTTTTCTACAATTAAAAACTTTTCAGCATATAAAAAAGTACAGGGTCAACTAAGAGTAAATCCAGCATATGATTTAGATAATAGTGGTGCTTATAGTAGAGCAGAATTTAGATCAGCAAGAAATGCGGCTAAACTTGAAGGAAGTGGATCACCTCTTGCGCAGGGCCCAATGTTTTTAGCCCCAACATCTAATGTAGTTAACAATAAATCAACATACGTTATGGGAAGACCAATAACAGATACTAGTTTTGGTGGAGTAATAAGCGCACGTTAAAAAAAGGGGGAACAAAAGTTCCCCCTCTTACTCACTTATTCGTTTGCCAACTTTTGGAAGTATGACATGGTATCATCATCTTCTTGTTCAGAAACAGGACTAGATGACTCTACAGGTGTAGTATCAACCCTTGGAGCAATCTGTGGCTCGGGGTCTTTTGCGATAGTCTCCATCACATTACCTACAGTAGTAGTTCCAGAGAGAACAACATCAAGACGAGCTTTTAATTCCTCATAAGACTTGAAGTTAGTTGAAGCACTAAACTCACTTAGAGCGTATGCTTTATTCCAAACATCTTCAATTTGTCCATCATTGTCAAACAATGCAGATGATGCTTCAAACTCTGATTTATCATAGTTCCAATAACCATCAACTTTACGAATTTTCAATTTAAAGTTTGCACCTTCCCAAAAATCAAATGGGTTTACAGGTGTTTCATCTTCAAACTCTGGTTGCATTGCTGCCATCAATTTATCAAAGATTTTTTTACCGTAACGAAACAAGAAAACTTTACCCTCATTCTGTGGGTTTTTCGAGTCACTTACTACATAGATATTTGAAAAATATTGTAGTTTTCTCTTTTGTTTACGAGCAATTTCTTTGTCTGATTCAAGACCAGTATTCCAATAAGTAGAGTTTAGTTCTGATACAGGATCAGCTTTACCAACTGTAGTTAAAGAGTTCTCAATATACCATTGACCAGTTGGCCCTTGGAATGCATGATTGAAAACCTTTGCCCATGGCATATCTTCACCTTGTACTGCTGGAAGGAAACGAATTACAGCATAACCATTACCAGACTTATCAAGCTCTGGTTTCCACAATCTTTCATCTTTATATGATTTTTTCTCTAGAGGTGCATTCTCTTTTTGAACTGCACCAAGAAGTTTATCAAGTGAGTTAGTTCTTTTTAACGTATCTAATGACATTATATGTCTCCTTATGTTAACGTATGTTTTTGTTTTAGTTCTTCGTATGTTAAATCTGTTCCAACCTTATAAAATTTTACATTAGGAAAATCCCTTTGTACCATCTTATATTGATTATCCCAGTTAATCGTGTTAAACCCACGACTATCTTCAGGCAGATAATTATTACTACCCTTATACACATTATTTATAGGTTTATTATAATCACTTCCATCAAACCCTAACATGTATATCTCTGTAGCACCACTCTTACAAGCAAGATATAGTGCAGTATTACCAGCTGACCATCCTTTAGGATAATCAATATTAATTACTTTATCATTGTATTCATCAACCCAAGTAATATATAATCCAACATCCTTTCCAGCTTTTCTTTTAAAATCTTCCACATCCACATTTGGATTGTGTTGTAACATCTCTTTTAAGTTTTCTTCTACAGTATCCCAAGTTTTACCTTGTACCACACAAGAGTTTCTTTCATTCTTTGATGACTCATATATTGGATCATTCCAACTTATCATCAATGCTTCTGGTATAAAGTCTGGTGGTAAGACTTCCCAATCAGCAAACCAACATACATTCTTCATTGGATAGTCTGATTTATATACCTCTTGTTGTATAGGATAGTCTATTACAACTAAATTGTCAACAGTTAAATCACGATAAATTGCATTACATCCCCATGAGACATATTTACCACTAGGTAATTCTCTAGGTCTAGATTCACCATTTCCATAAACTAGATGTATTGTCATTAAGACCTTAGTGCCTTCCAAGATACAGGAAACTCTTTTTTTCCAATAGTGTCAATTTGTTCTGCAATCATTTGTGTTTCTAGTTGTGTGTCTGATTTACATCTTAGATTACATACACGAGCAAAGGCCATCAATGTACCACTCCAATACCATTCGGTATATAAATTTTGTGGTAAGATCATTCGTGCCATCTCTGGAGCAATATTTTTTTCTAACATATTATTATATGTTTGTTTTAAAAATTGCATTGTTGAACCTAATTCATATTCTATAGTTTCATCAGACGAACCTTGTTTCTTATCTTCAGCTTTTAATCTCCACTCTTTAGGAATATAAAATTCTGGTTCATCATCAACATATCGTCTACTCACCTCATTCCATACTAAACCAACTTGATGTTTTACCAACTGTCTCGCAACAAAGATTGGAGCCTTTACGTGTATTTGTAAAGACGCATGTCCAAATGGACTCCAATGATCATGTTTTGCAAGAAACGAAATTAATTTCTTATCTTTATCACTTAGAGTTTGTTCATACATCGTAGGTGCGTTTTCTTTTTGTACCCACTCAAACTCAGACTCTTTTGCAAATGAAGTACGGGCAGCATTTACCACAGATAAATCGCTGCCCATTTTATCAATGAACTTTACGGTCATTATACCTCTTTTGATTTCCTTGACCACCTCTTTTAGATGGACGATAGCCTTTGGGCCACTCTGGAGTTCTTGATGCAAGGTCTTTACACCGCTCTTTGAGTTGCTGATTTTCTTTCTGCAACTGTGCACAATCGTATTCAAGTTCCTTGATACGATTTTTTGATTGGATGTTCTCTAGAACATCAAATGCATTAGTTTGTCCTTCAGACATTTATAAACAACTCCTTTTTTTAGTTTATAGATTCTATATTACACCATTTTTAGTCTAATGTCAAGAACTAAATTGGTAATTGTGCTTGTTTTTCTAAGTAATTTAATTCTCTAGCATTAGCTTCGATCTTTTCTTTTAGACCTTTAGTTATAAGTCTACCTACTGTATCTGGTTCAACATTATTTTTTTGACAGTAATCAATTACTGCATCCATGTGAGAAATACGCTTCTCTTTGGCAATGTTTTCTATTTCTAATGAGAATTTTTTTGGTGTTTGTAGTAGAGTTTCAACTACAACTGTTGGTTCTTGCATTTTATTACTGTGCCTCAATTAATTACATTTTAATAGTTGTGGGGTTGACCATGACCCCACACGCACTTATTAAGTAGTGACCCTATACTGATGCGACTTTTCTGTTGCTAAGTAAGTCGCCAACTCCCTGTGATTATGCCGCTAGGCGTAATCCAGATGGTGCAAAGTTATCGTTTGCATTTAGTAGTTTTGACCAATTACGCAGTCACCCGATGGTTCTACTCGCCTCTATCCTTGTCAGTCGATCCTAGTTCGCCCCCATCAAAAACACTAGACTACTTTATAGTCCTCTGCAAAGGAAAGCAATTGCAGCTGCTCTCTAGTGTTCGTGGTGGAGGCGTTGGGTACTGCCCCCAAGTCCTGTCCAATTGTCGAATTGCATCAACAAACCATGTATTATTTATAACATGATTCGTGGGGCAAAGTCAAGTAAATTATAAAGAAATTCCTAATTTTTGTGATAAAAGTTCAATACCTTTTCCTGATGCTAAAAGACAAGCATGACCAGTTGGTAAGACTTCCATGAGACTCCAAGTTCCAGTTTCTTTATTATGTCCTATAATATATGTGGATGGTAAAAATGTACCATCGTCTTGCATAGTTGTACCTTGAGCTCTAAGAAAAGGAAGTTCTTCCCATTTCTTAGAAGTATCCACTACATTTTCTATTGTACCACATATAACAGGTTTCTTAGAAAAATATGTTTCTGCATATGCAGTACTACACAGGAGCCCCGACAACATCAACAATCCCAAGATTGTCAACGGCATCTTCCCGCTTTTTAAATTTTTCATTTTTCATTTCCCACTCTGAGACAGTTTGTTCTATTAAAGGAACATATTCTTCTTTGTCTTTTACAAATTCTTGAACAACTCCATCTGATGTTACAACTAATATACAAATCTGATTGATTTCAATACCAGTTCGTTCTTCAAACATTTCTGCATATGCAGATGCTTGAATATAATAATTTTCATTCCATTCATCATTACGTTCTTTTGATGAAGTCTTAAAGTCAATGATAGAAAGTTTACCATCAAACTCAGCAACACAGTCTACCCTACCAGCAACTCTGTAATTGTCAGAGTATAGTCCACACTCTTGTGCATGAATGTTATCTATTCGATGTAGAACTTTCTTTTCTAGTTGTCCAAATAAACAATAAGGAAGAAATTTTGCTTCATGCTTTTTCATATCCTCATTGTTTAAATAGTCTTCACACATATGATGGACAGCTGTACCACGAGCAGCAGATGTTCTTGCAACATAGTTTGCTACATCATTACCAACACGTTTACGCCACTCATGCAACCCTTGTTTATTTCTAATTGAAAGAACAGTTGTTACAGATGGATAAAAGTTTCCATCTGGAGTTTCGTACAATCTAGTACCATCTTTATTTCTCGCTTTGATATCCTGTAGAGTTACAGGAACATGATTAAAAGTTTTCATTATATATCCTTATTTATTACATTACTTCAAAATGTGGGCCATCAATAAATGGCCTGCGACCTTGTGAACGTCTAAGGTCAATATATGCATTCATTGCATCTTCAGCAGTACCTTCATATGATCTGATATCACCTTCTGACCATGCAGCACCCCATTTGATAGAAATACCAACATCTCTTGCTGCAACTTTGAAAGCATCACAAATGTCATCATACACATTTAGTTCCCACACAACATCTGATCCATCATAAGCTACAACATCAACTGCATGTGAAAATCCATCGTCTTGAATAAGATGTTTACTCTTCATAGTTTGTGATCTGCCAGCAGCAACAAGTTTTTCTTGTTCTGCTATGGTGCGTACTCCATATGTCACTCCAAAGTCCACTTTAGTTAATTTGATGGCACCCTCTACTACAGCTACTAACTGTGGATGTACACCATCTAATTTATTTCTTGATCTATTTGATAAATTAAAAGCCATTATTCTATTCCCATTCCTAGTTTTGTTTTTTGTATTAAATAGTTTCTTAC